CTCGCTTAAACGTAAAATGCCGTTTTAGGCTAACACACCAACCTGACAGAATGGCGTATTGTAAAATTAGGTTTTGGGTGTAAAATGGTAAAAACACACAGTAAAATTGAGGCGAATTGGTATGAAATCTATTGGTTTACCACCACTACCGGGCATAACCGTAGAAGATACGGAAGAATTGGAAGAAACCGAATTAAAATACCCCCGTCAGATAGTTGACAGAACAAAATTCGGTATTAGGGATGCTTTCCCGAATTTTATAATAACAGAGCTTCAAATATTCTACTATCAGTCAATGTACGACCAGATAAAGCAAAATGGCACCGTAATGCAAAACGTTGACGCTTATGGTTTGGGTATGTTGGCATTTAACATGGCCTTGGTTGATGATTGTAATTATTCTATTGCAAACGATGGTATGAGCATGGAATATCGCGGTGATCGCAAGATGGTTATGAAACGAAACCCCGCGTTAGACGTATTGAAAGATGCACAAACAGCGGTTAGGTTTTACCTGCAGCAATTTTGCATGACACCTGGTAGCCGTGGTAAAACGCTTAACACCGGTACGGGTAATGACGATAGTGATGGTTTTGGTGAGGTTTAAAAATAAATGGCATCTAATGTAAACAGCAAGTATGCCTACCCTGAATTAACAGAGGGTATGCAGGATTTCAGGTGGTGCCACAAATACGCCCATGATGTAGTCAATGGGAATATTATCGCCGGTAAGTGGATAAAACTTGCATGTAAACGTCACTTAAGTGACCTAAAACGCAGCGATATTTACTTTGATGAAGTTGCGGCAAAATCGGTTGTGTTGTGGTTTAAATTCATTCCCATTACGGATGGTAAGGAAGTCGGGAAATCAACAACGCTGTTACCTTGGCAAATATTTATCGTATGTAATCTGGTTGCATGGAAGATAAAAGAAACTGGTTTACGCAAATTCAAATATGCTTATGTTCAGGTCGGAAGAAAGAACGGAAAATCCACAATTGCCGGTGGTCTTACTCTTTATTACATGTATAAATCTGGATATTTCAAACCGAGAGCTTACAGCGTGGCCACCAAGCGCGACCAGGCTAAAGAGTTATGGTCAGCCGCACACACGATGATTAAATTGTCACCACGCTTGCGGGGAATCTTTCTTGCGCGTACAAACGATATTCTTATGCCGAGTAAGGAAGGTCATTTCATACCATTAGCTAGTGACAGTAATACCCTTGATGGTAAAAACCCTCTTGTTGCAAATTTAGACGAATGCCACGCGATTAAGGACCGCAATTTATATGGTGTAATGGTGTCAGCTTTCGGCGCCCAACCAGAAGGTTTAATGTTGACCATTACAACAGCCGGTACCGTATTAGATGGGATTTGTACCGATTTAAACAAAGCCGGTAAAATGGTTTTACAGGGTGACGTTGATCAAGATGCTTATTTTTACGCAATATATGAAGTGGACAAAAAAGACGATTGGAACGAGGAAAAAAACTGGTACAAAGCAAACCCAGGATTAGGACACCAACCGCGTTTAGATTATTTGCGTGACCGTCATATTGAAGCATCAATGTCGAGCGAGGAAAAAATAAACTTCCTAACCAAACATTTAAATTTATTCGTTTCTGGTTATGACAAGTGGTTGGACATTGACGAAGTAGAAGCGTGTAAAACTAAAAACCTTATTGATGATTTTGGTGGTATTAGTTGCTTTGCTGCAATTGATAGGTCCAGATTGCACGATATAACATCATTGTGTTTATTGTTCCCAGATGATTTAGGGGGTTGTGAATGTTTCTACATGAATTTGCTACCTAGAAAAACAATGGAAGAAGCCACGGACCATTTAAAAGAGATTTATAGAAAAGCGTTGGCCGCTGGTAATTTAATATTGGTTGACACCAACACAATAAAAGATATACAGGTTAAAAATTTGATAAGATGGGCATTTGAAAACTTTGATATTCAGATGTTCGGTTATGACCCGTGGCACATGCGCGAAATATGCGAGGATTTAGCCGAAGAAGGTTTCCCGATGGTTTCCGTATCGCAAGGTACAGGAAATATGAGCGAACCCGCTAAAAAATTGGAAGGATTGATAAAAGATGGTATGTTTAGGTATAATGATATTCTGTTTAAATTTGCGTGTACCTGTGCTATGGCTAAATTTACAGACCAAAACAACGTGAAGATAGTCCGAGAAGATGATAAGACGGACAAAATAGATCCGTTGGTATCCACAATAATTGCCTTATCTTGCGCTACATTACAAGAGCCGGTTGACGACAATCCGTATGAAAAAAGAGATTTGGTATGCGTATGAAGCTTAACCCGCGTAGTTGGTTTAAAAATACTAAAGTGGCCGACTTAGAGGCAAAGCTTCACAAGCTTGAAAGTGAATTCGGCATTGTTATACATTCAAAAAATTTCGCCGGTATTAACGTCAATCAGCAAACAGCATTAAAATCAGAAACCGTTTATACGTGTATCCGAGATAAGGCCGAGTCAATTGGTCAGCTACCTATCATCGTTAAACGCAATGGTAAGATAGTAGAGAAAACCACACGCGAATACAGGATTCTAGCCTTAAAACCTAACGACTTTCAAACGATGCAAGATTTTGTTGAAATGTATGTTACGTGCATGGAAACAACCGGGCAATTTTTCGCTTACCCTGTTTACAACAAATACGGTAACTTGGCTGAACTATTACCACTACGCCACCAAAACAACGTAAGGGCCAATATGGACACTTACGGACGTGTATACTACACATACACCACCAACGATGGTAAACCCATTACTACGTTTGCTGGTGGCGAATTAATGCACATCAAACTGAACTCATTAGATGGTTTGAATGGTCTTTCCCCTATATCAGCGGCAGCACGATCAATTGGTATAAGTATTTCACAAGAGCAACACCTTAGCTCGTTGATGGAAAAAGGCAGTATGACGCAAGGTGTACTAACCACCGAGGCTGTATTCAAAGACCCTACTGCTTTACAACGTGTTAAGGACCAATGGGCCGAATCGTATGGTGGAAGTCGTAACAACGGTAAAACTCCATTGCTTGAAGGCGGTTTAAAGTACCAGGCATTATCGTTATCACCGGTTGACAGTGAACTAATTAAACAAAGAACATTCAGCAGAATTCAATTGGCCGGTATATTCCGCGTACCACTATCAAGGGTAGGTATTACAGACGCACAGCGTTATAATAGCGTTGAAGAAAACAACCGGGCATATTTACGCGATTCGTTAATACCGTTGATGACAAAACTTGAAGCCGGTATAAGTGGATTATCTAATAACGTTTACACAATCGAATTTGATGTTAAACAGTATATTCGTGGTGATAGAAAATCACAGGTTGAAGCGATAGGAAGTGAAATCAAACTAGGATTAATTTCTATAGGTGAAGGGCGAGAAGATTTAGGGCGTGAACGTAAAGAGGGTGATGATGTTCATGCTATCGATACCAATAACCTAACGTTTGGCACATTAACTGATATACCAAAATTACAAGCGGCAGCACAAGCACAAGCGGCAGCAAAACCAAAACCAGAGGTACCGAAACAATGAGCAAGTTATTCATGGAATGCCAAATAAAGGCCGCTGGCAACGGTGAAATGTCGTTTACCGCTTACGGTAATGTTAAAAATATCGTGGACAAAGCGTTGGATGTTGCAATGGATGGTTGTTATACCCGTAGCATCAATGAGCATAAACGAAAAGGTACTAACCCTCGTTTATTTTGGGGCCACGACTCCCGCGCATTACCAGTAGGTAAGATAAACCGACTTGAGGAAGATACAAAAGGGTTACTTTTTGAAGGTAAGTTATCTAAAACCACAATGGGTAATGATTTGTATGTGTTAGCCATGGACAACGCTGTTGATAGCCTGAGCATTGGTTATAATGTCATAAGCGAGAAGTGGAACAGCGTAAAAGGATACAATGAACTTCACGATATTGATGTGAAAGAAATATCATTCGTTAACTTTGCGTGTAACGAAGAATCGTTATTGCAAGATATAAAATCAGCCATGGCCGTTGGGAATGTTCCAAGTGTTAGAGAATTGGAAAAGCTATTGCGTGACGGTGGTTTGAGTAGAAAACAAGCAATGACAATCTGCAGTCATTATAAACCCAAAACAAACAATATTGATTTGATTGATGTTAAGGGTTATTCTCTATTTAATTAACAGTGGGATACTGTAAAAAACTGTGTGATACAGTTATTAAACTTAACTTATTAACCATTATTTACAGGAATTATCCTCATGAACGAAGAAGAATTGAAAGCGTTACTTGCGAAAGCTGACGCAAATTATCAAGCCATTAAAGCGAAAGCTGATTTAGCTGATGTACGTATGAAAGATGCCGAAGCGAAAGCAGATGGTATGGCCGCTAAGTTTGAAGCTCAAAAAGTTGAGTTTGAGAAGCAAGCCGCCGAACACAAAACTGAAATGGAAAACCTTAAAAACGAGATTGCAGACGTTGAAGTTAAATTTAAGGGTTTCGGTGGTCCGGTTGATCACAAACAGCAAAAAGAGCAATTGGCAACAGCATTTAAAAACGCTATCGGTGCCTTTGTAAAATCTGCAAAAACCAGTGATGCACAAAAGGATGCTAGTGCATTCAAAAACTTCGTTAACCTACACATCAAAGCGGCTTTAAACCTGACCACTACAGCACAAGGTTTAGAATCAATTGATGAAGTGTTATCGCGTGAAATTATCGAACGTGCTCGTGAGTCTTACCCGATTCTTGGTGCTGTTGGTATGCGTAACATGCCACGTAGTTTACGTGAAGAAGTTTTGGTATCTTATCCATCTGTGCAACAAGGTATTGAAAACGTTGCCGGTACTGCGATTTCACAAACCGAAGTACAACGCTATGATGAAGTAGTAAACCAGGTAGCTAAAGTAAACGCTAAACCGCGTATTACTGACGAAGCCATGGTTGGTGGTGATTTAGATTTATATGGTCACTTACTGCGTTTACTTGATGACGAAATTGGACGTTATTTGTTAATGCAAATTTTGTACGGTAATGGCGCAACTAAAAACATGCGTGGTATCTTGTCGAGCAGCCGTTTAAATATCACTAACCTAACAGGTGAATCATTTAAACCAACTTTCGGCGCCGGTGCACGTAGTCCTGATTTTTATCCTGCGGTTGGTACCGGTGTTTCCGGTGGTTTACCTGCTACAGATAAAGCGACAGTTGATTGGTTGATTGACCTTGAATCATTGTTACCTACTAAGTATCTTATGGGTGCTAAGTGGTACATGAATCGTCGTACATTAGCTAAGTTTAAAAAGCTTCGTGATGTTGATGACCGTCCTATTTTCGCCCTTGGTTACATGGGTGAACGTATGTCGATTCTAGGTTACCCGGTTGTAATTGATGACAACATGCCTGAATTTAACGTTGCTAACGCACCGTTCCTAATTTTCGGTAAGTTGGAAGAAGCGTTTTATATCAGCCCTGGTGACATTGATTCTATGTTACTTGACCCATACACCGTTGACGGTTGTACACTGGTTAAAGTTAACAAAGAATACTTTGAAATCGTGGGTAAAAATGATGCTATCATTATTGGTGCCGCTACTACTGCAGCAGCAGCATAAGTAATATAGTGTGATACTTTTGGTCCGGTAGCGAGTGTTACCGGACTATTTTTAAGAGGTTCATAATGTTTAGCAGATACACAAGAGTTTCACCGGTCAATTTTATTACAATTGACGAAGCTAAAAAACAGTTAAACATTATCGACTTTGATGACGATGACGGTTACATATTAAGTCTAATAAACGTGGCCTACGAAGCCGCTGAACGGTATATTGGTAGACTATTAAGTCAATGTACTGTTGAAGCAGAATTCAGCAGCGCGTTAAGTTGTGTGTTCCTTCCTTACCCTCCCGTAGCATCAATAACATCGGTTAAAATCGGTGCAGACGACGTAACGTATGATTTCAGTGTTTATTCAAATCGTTTAACTATTACCGATCCATTGGTTGATGACTATTCAAATATTGTAGTTACCTATACCGCTGGTTTTCCTGATGCCGCTAATGTACCAGCTATGATAAAACATGCTGTTAAAATCATGATTGGTGATATGTATGCGAACCGAGAAAGTACAGATGTTGAAGGTGGTAAAGCTGTTCCATTAACCGCAATGACCCTGCTTGATGCTTACCGGATATTATCAGTATGAAAATAAACAGGGGCCGGTTTCGTCACAAACTGACAGTATTACAAAAAGTCGAAACTAAAAATAAATTTGGTGGGAAAGTTGACGGTGAGTTTACCGATGTTTTTGATTTTCGTGCTAATGTTCAAGAGTTAAGTGCTACTGACCAGATTAAACAAGGCGTTGATATTAACGGTAAAGCGTTGTCGATACTGGCAGGTTATGATCGTAGATTGCAGTTTGAACACCTTTTGAGATATAAAGGTGATGTTTATTCTGTCAAAGATGTAAGACCTGATGAACGTGAAATTAGTGTAATCATTCTTGCCAAGAGAGAATTTTAAATGAAATTTTCATTGGATTTTTCAGCCACCGGTTTTACTGATATTGTCGCCGGTTGGGAAAAACTAAATCTAAATTTGGATGAAGAAGCTAAAAATGGTGTTGATTCATTTCTTACCGAAGTAGAGTCGGCAATGCGTACAAATGTCGTTACTATGTTTACAGCGGGGTACGATAAAGATGTGTTGGTTAACTCAATATCTCACAAAAGCGCTATATCTAAAGACGGGAATGGTGCAAACGGTTCAGCGGGTGTTTACGATATGTCAAATAAAACGGGCAACACCGAAAAGAAACACCCGGCAACGGCGCCAATGTTGGCGTTTTTCTACGAAGCAGGTATAAGACCGCATTCTATTAGTCCGGGTGTAAAGTTAGCTGAAAATCCGAGTGAAAGTAAACCAAATGGTGCAAGGGCTAAAGGTGAGCAAACACCATGGATACACCCTGGTCATATACCATTACCCTTTTTATCGTCAGCATTTGATCGCCTTGTTCCTACGGCCACAGATAAGATATTCAAACCAGTTGATGTGGAATTTGCAAAAGTATGATGAACGATGCTAAATTTTACCAAATGATACATTTGCATTCTGGTGTTGATGTATGGCCCGACTTTGTACCGGAAGACGCCACATTACCTGCAATCTCTTACGTTCAAATATCCGATAAATTTAATCGTGTACTTGAGGGCAGTAAATCGGCAAAATCTGATACATGGCGATTGTCATTGGTTTGCAATGATTTAGAAGAATTGGAACAACTTGTAAATTTAGTTGAAACAATCGATAATACAGTTAAAGATGGTTATCAGCGGATATTTGTAATCTATAGAAAACGTGTTCCACGTATTTCAGATGAACAAATTACATTCACTTACTTAATTGATTTAGAAACCTACGGGGATTAGAAAATGACTGACCAAGCACGTTTAGCCGCTGGAACCATAACCAGCTTTGCTACAGATTTAACCACACCTGTTTATACCGTGATTCCTGGTATCATGAGTTTTGGTCCCTCTGGTTATACAGCACCAGCTAAGGACCGTACAACACTTGCTGATACCGAAATGAAATACGGTTCGGGTTTACCCGACGCACCAGATAAGACCATTAAAGGTCAATATTACGGTGATGACACAGACCAAAAAGCGTTTATTGCAGCTTGTCGCGCACGTACCCCTATGTTGTTAAAATGTCAATTCCCTGACAAACCCGATGCTACAGGCACAGGTACCGTGGTCACTGTTGAATTACAACCGTTAGGATTTGAAATTGATGATCCTACTGGCGCAGAATGGTTGATGTTTACTGTTACAGCTAAACAAAACTCATTTGACCTAGTTCCACCTGTTGCGGGTGTATAACACATGGGTGATTCAGTAACGGTATTATTGGAAGATGACGCGGGTACGATTTTAAAAACCTTCGTCATCGAAAAAGCCACGGTAGCCACTACAGCACGTAGATTTTCATTGACTTCGGGTGTTATGGAGCGTGAGGGAATTAAGGACCATGAAAAGGGAATGCTTTTAAATTGTTGCGCGTTGGCCGCTACATTAAAAGATGAAAACGGTGTCTTACATTATCCTGACGATGAAACCGCCGTTGATGCTATTTACAATGAAATGGAATACGATTTATTTCAAGAGTTGGTTAATAAATATCTTGATGTTAATCCCATTGGTAAAGGCTTCACCGCAAAAAAAAAGAAATCCTAAGCGACCCCGCCTTACTCTTAGTGAGGAGAATTTGTACCACCCTGCAAAAACCATTCTTTGAAGTAATGTCGTGGCCTGAATCTGAATTGGATTTTTGGGCCGCGAGCTTTTCTATTGACGACAATAAAGATAAGCCTACAATTAAAATTACCAAACCTGAAATTACAGTTGAACAATCAATTAAAGATTTGATTAGGGTGCTTGAATCATGAGTGAACAAATAAGAACGGTCGTATATAAAATAAGAGTCGATACCACGGACGCTAAGAAAGGTGGTCGCGATATGATGGTCACTATGCGTACCATGGCTACCGATTCTAAAACCACAGCAGATGCAATGCGTAACCTTGGTGATAAAATCGAAAAGGATTATGGTGCAAAGGTAAAGATTGCCGAAGATAAAACCAAATCTGCAAAAACCGCACTAAGAGAAGCAGCGAGAGAAGCCGACCGGTCAACTAAAAATTACGCTCTTTTGTCACAAGAATACAGTCACTTAGCAAGTCGTATTGGTAAAACTGCAGACGAACAGGAAGTATTAAACGCAGTATATCGCTTAGGTGCCAACGCCACAGAAAAACAACAACAAGAAGTTGCTCAGTTGGTTAATGCTTATCAGCGTCAACGTGCAGAAGCTATGAAGGTGCAAGGTTCCTTCCGTGGTATGCGTGGTCAAATGCAAAACTTCGGCTACCAAATGCAAGACGTCGCGGTACAAATGCAAATGGGTACTAACGCAATGACTATATTCTCGCAACAGGGTTCACAGTTGGCAGCCGGTTTCGGTCCAACTGGTGCTATCGTTGGTGCGGGTATCGCGTTTGCTGGTATGATGGGAAGCTTACTTATACCTAATGTAATGAACGCTGGTAAGGAAATAAAAGAGTTAACAGCGAAACTAAAAGAACTTGCTGATGCTACCGGTTTAACAAAAGAACAAGCGGCGGTATTAGTTTATGAAGAACAAAAGTTAATAAAAGAAAACCAGAAAAAAGTTAAATCTTTAAATGAAGAAATAGCAGCACAACTGAAAATAAATGAATCATACGCAGAATATGAAAAGCGTATGAAAAAAGAAGCTGTTTTACAGGCATCACAGGTTAACGGTCGAGTTGTACTTGTAAAGACAGAGAAAGAGTGGACAAAAGCGCAACAACAAGCAGCGTATGAACAAAACAAGCGGGTTGCTGATGTTCAAAAACTAAACGGTGAAATTGCCGATTCGATAAAAAACCAACGATTATATAATGCCGCTGTTGGTGGGGATGGTTTGAATAAGTTAAAAAAATGGAATGATGAAAATAAAAATTTAGTGTCATCAATGAGTGATCAAGTTGATTCTGTTCGTTATTCTAAAGTCGAACTACTTGAATTGAATAAAACAAGGGATTTGTCAACCCTAACGTTACAGGGTGCAACAGACGCACAAAAAGATTCGGTAGCAGCTAGTTATGATGCTTTAATATCGCACGAACGTAATTTGGAGTTAACCAGGGAATTAACCGAAGCTGAAAAGGAACGTAAAAAAGCACTAGATGATCTAGCTGCGGCGCAACGATTAGACGAGGAAATAACCAAAAAACGCAACACATTACTTGCATCACTTGATATTGGTGATACCAGTGCGTTAACAGCCAGATACAAAGAAGAACAAAAACTATTGGCTGGTAATAACGAAGCGTTGGCAAAATTGCGTGAAGAATACGAACGTGATGTGCAAAAGGCCACGGCTACCGGCTGGAAAAAATACATGCTGGAACTTGAGGATCAGTTATCCAACACTGACGAAATATTACAGGATAGTATAAACCGGTTTTCACAGGGTTTCGGGGATGCTTTTGCTGATGCAATATTTGAATCTGAAAATCTTGGTGATGCCATGGCTAACCTATTTACCGACATTGGTAAAAATATGGTGGCATTTTTTGCGGAATGGGCAGCACAAGAGTTGGCATTGTGGGCATTAAAGAAACTGATAGGCGCCGAAGCGGGTATAGCAGGTGGTTTGGCTATGACAGCCGAAGCACAAGCAGCATCATTTATGGCCGCAATACATGCGTTTTCATCAACTGCAGCAATACCGATTGTTGGTCCAGCATTGGCACCAGCAGCAGCGGGGGCAGCTTTAGGTTTCACCGAACCGTTTGTAGGTGCTATTAGCGGTTTATCATTCGCCGGTGCTTACGACAAGGGTGGTGTTATTCCACAGGGATCGGTTGGTATCGTTGCTGAATATGGACAAGAATTGGTTGACGGTTTACTTGTACAGGGTAAACAAGGTGGTACCAGAGTTACGGGCCGTGAAGATACAGCCGCCTTGTTGGGTGGTAGTAATGGTCAAATGAGCGTGACTATAAATTCATCCGGTAACGCCACACCTGATGCTATTGCAAGGGCCATGGTTAGAGTAATGAAACGTCCAAATAAACAATTAGATACAAACCTTTACGATGCTGTCAATCGTGGAAGAACAAACAGGGGTAAACGTTATGCTTGATATTTCTAATTTCCCATGGGCAGAGTTTAACCTTGTAGAAAATCGGGATTTATATGTTGCCGACAGCCTTGGTTTGAAACGCTCAAAACGCACAACGGGTATACATCGTTATGAATTTGAATTGGTCACTGTTGAAATGCCGGATAATGAGGGTCGAGCATTGAAAGCCAAACTGTCAAGGGCTGTAAATGATGTTTTACATTATCGTCACCCTCGTTATAGTTATTCAAACGGTACAATACCTGGTTCCGGTATTTTGGTAAACGGATCACACGCAAAGGGTGAAACATCGGTGGTACTAACCAGTTTAAACATCTGGCAGTTAAAAGCCGGTGATTATTTACAATGGGCGAATGACTCTAAAGTATACGAAGTGGCCGAGGACACAGGGAAAGTTTCTGGTATTCAAACTGTACAACTTACTTTCCCGTTACGCACAGCATTAACGGCATCATCCACCGTTACAGCAAATGGTATTACATGGTATTTAAGTTCTGATGGTATTATCGCAGTTGACACACAGGCTAATCAAAATCAAGATATGCAAATAACTTTATCTGTAGTAGAGCAATTATGAGAAATGCACCAACCGCTGTTGTTAACGCTTTAGAATCTGGCAATTTTGAGTATGCCAATTTAGTCACTATTAATCTTGGTGATGCTTATGATACCGGTACTGAGTTAGTTCTCTATTACACTACGTTCAGACATTCATTATCATTGGGTGGTAACACGTATTCTACAGACCATTCGTTATCTGAATTGGCCGGTATTAGTCGTAAAGCATCCACTGGTTCGGATAAAGTAAAAATCAGCTTTTCAATCACTGATGAAACGATTGTTGAAGCAATACGGTCCGAACGTTATGTAAATAAGAAAACATCAATTGACCGGGTTATTGTTCAGAATGGTGCCATATTAGAGGGGTATAGAATCCCCATACGTGCAGCCTGGGCATTAAGTCATACAATCGATGGTGATATAGGCGATCGTGCTGTTACGTTGACCCTAGACTCTGTACTAGGTGATTTGAGCAATAACAACGGTTGGTTTGTATTAGATTCAAGTCATCAACAGCGTTACCCAGGTGACAGTATTATGAAGTACGGTCAAACTGTCATGACCGAAGAACAACGCAAGCGTTACACCACTAATTTTAAGGGTGTAATCAATGAGCAAGTAAAACCACCGGCGCTACATAAAATTTATGGTTATCGTAATGTTGAAGCGGTACCAATCTTATTACTTAAACACCGTAAGACTCACACGTTTTACCGTCATTATTTCACAACGTTTATTTATGCACTAAACATCGGTGATTGTGATTTTGTTGACACAAAGAATTTACTGAAAGACGATGAAAAATTTGACGTAACTATTGTAAACAATACTAACCGTGATGTTGGCGGTTGGAGTTGTCGGGTTCGTACACCTACAGACGCGGCCAATTCATCACTACTAGATGAGGATATAGAAGGTGATTTAAGTTTCTGGTTTGAAGGTATGGAACAGTACGAAAAAGACCGCTTCATAGGTATGAGGGGGGAAGGTTTAACCTTATTGTTCGTTAAGAATCGTAACCGTGATGATTGGTTGGACATACCACCAAAATTAACAATACCGGTTCGTGGCTCTAAAGTGTACGACCCTAGACTTGGACCATATTACCCGCCCGATTTTATAGGACCAATACCCGTAGAAACTTCGGTGTATTCTCGCAATCCTGCGCTACAGTATGGTGATTATTTACGTTCAACGACTTATGGGGCCGGTAGACGCAATATTCCCGTCACAGATGCTACAATAAGCGATTTAGCTGACCACTTTGACCAAATACCCGATTCAATTGGTAATCCTGGTATCAACTCGATATTAATTGACGTGATGGTTGATACTGGTGATTCACTTGCTGATAACATTAATATTTGGATGGAAGGAACCCGTTTATATACATCTGATTATTACGGTGAGTTTGACATTCGTGTTGAAACCAAAGCCGCGTCCGTTTGGAGTTTTAACGAAACTGATTTGGTAGAATACCCAACATACGACAGTGGGGATTTTACCGACCGAATTACACAATTATCGTATAGCATTAAACAACTTGTTCCCGATACGTCCGAAGATGCTGAACCGGGTGATTTGGTAGAGGTAGATGTAGAAGCGGTTTTCCCCGAAGATGGCAGTACAGTTTATAATCAATGGTTGGCCGAAGATGGTAACATTATTAATTTCAGCGGTGAATCACTCAGCTATGTAACAGAATTAGAACAAGCGTATTATTGGACACTTGTTGATGCACGTATCGCAAGACAGCCAAGAACATTGGAATTAGTTGTCGGCCCCATTGGTTGGTTAATGGAAGTCGGGGACGTTATTGATTTTACGTCCGAAATAGTGGAAGAAATAGAAACCAAATGGCGCATTGATGAAGTAACTGAAAATGATGATTCTGATGTTGAATTAAAACTCGTTGCTTATGATGATACGTTTTACACACCCGATCCAAACGTAATACCGGCACCACCGGCACCAGCCGTACCACCGGTGAGTAGAATGGTCGATGTTACCGGTTTTGCGTTAGTAACAATCAATGGTGAATATTATTTAACATGGGAAGTATTAAGTACAGCCAATGCTAATTGGTATGCAATTGAAGTGTTGCTTGACGATGTTGTGGTATTTAGCAATGAAAGGGCATCACAACCACCGGTTAAACTTACGGGTATTGCTGTTGGGTCGTATGTTGCCACAATAACCCCGTTTAAAAATGATAATGAGGGTGTTGCTACAACACTTATTTTTGATATTTCAATACCGGTTGCACCAACCATAACAGTTAATGTAAGTAACTTTGAAATCCAACTCATACCATCTGTACCAAATTTAATTATCAATCAAACGTATGAACTTGAATTCGGTTTAACTGGTACACAGGCTGATGCTATAAATTATGGTATCGGTGCAAACTGGACAATTACAGGTTTATCACATGGTACGACTTATTATTACTGGATACGTGCTGTAAATCCAACAGGTGTTTCAGTGTGGGTTTCTGGTAGTGCTACCACAACCGCTGTACCTACTCAAATAATGGACCTAATTAACGACCCATTGGTTGAAATAATTGTACCGCAAATCGAAGCAATAACAGATTTGATTGATTTAAGAATTGATGATATTGACACAACAATTGCACAAATCGATGTTGATTTTATTGATTTTAGAGCTGATACAAATAATGCGTTAAGACAAGAAATACTAAATCGTCAAAACACAGATGTTCAATTATTATCAAGTATTGCGGATACTGCAGCAGCCAGGGAAGAATTACGCAGACGACAATTAGCCGGTGAAACATTGGTTGATGCTTTAATATGGATAGATCCGTCTACAGGAACTATTGTTAACAGAGCTTTCAATTATACCGATACTGTATTTACTCAGGCTTCATTATTGATTGATGGTGTTAATGCCAGCATTACAGCAACCGTTGAACGTGTTGAATTAAACGAAAACTCAATCAATGATTTGAGTGCTGAATTATCTCTTGTTCCCGGTCAAATAACAGCAACAGCAACAGCTATTGTGTCCGAATCAATAGCGGCTCTTGAACCTGCTCACAGTTTTAATTTCTTTGATAGTGTTCAGGGTTGGGTTGCTGTAAACGGTACAATTACAAGTGGGTTAAACCAGGTTACGACTACATGGGCTGATATTGAAAACAGTGCATTAGATTATGTAGCCACTGAAAATCTACTGTTAAGAATTGCAATTGAAAGAACAGCGGGTACAGGTTGGGACGGTACCGTAATTATTGAACGTGATAATGCAAGTACAGAAACATTTGCAAATATAATTAACGAACCGGCGCTAACAGGACCGGTTATATTGTTGGTTGATTTCACTGGTTTATCTAACTATTCCGGTACAGTAAATCGTGTAAGGTTAATGTTGGGTGAAACTGTTGCTGATGAATTTATTATCAAGTCAATCACAATAGGAAAAGCGGATGCCCAAACACAGGATTTAATCAACTTAACAGGTCGTGTGACACAAGCTGAAATTGATATTGACGCTAATGCTGGTCAAATAACCAGTAAGGTTAGTAATACTGATTACAACGCTAATACGGTTACATTCAGTAACGTCGAAACCACGCTGAACGGAATTGACAGCTATATCAGTCTGATTGCTACCAGACAGACCATAATTGATAATGATGTGGTGTTGAAAGCCAATGAAGCCGGTGTTTTCATTGATGGTTATACCGGAACGTTCACAGCTTACGCCCAAACCGTACAAGATGATTTTGACTTGCAGAATGGTTTAATAACTGATGCACAGTTAGAAATTGACGCGGCCAATGGTAAAATAACCAATCAAGTATCAAGTTTAGTTATTTTGCAATTAGAAGATTACGACACCAAACTTGATTTATTAAATCAGCTTGTCAATTCGGGTGTGAAGAATTACGAACAGGGTGAACGTAATTTCACATTTGCCAATGCCATAAACCAATTAAATATCGATATTGGTCCAAGCGGTTCGTTAGCTCAATCAATACTTACCTTAGAATCATTGACAGCATCACAAGGTTCTAGTGTAACGGCTTTAGCTGGTAGAATCACACAAGCTGAAACTGATATTGATGGAAACACTACAGCATTTGATGCACTTAGTTTGACTGTATCCTCGTTAGGTACCGATTTAACCAGTTTGATAAATGCAAACATTGACAGATTGGACCAAGTTGATATTGATGTTGATGGTAATACAAGTGCTATAAGTGCGGTAAGCGCAACTGTAAACAACGCAACAACAGGTTTAGCGGCAACGTATGGTTTGGTTCAATCGGCACAATTAGAAGTTGATGGAAATTCACTGTCCATAACCAATATCAGTAACACCATTGCTGATCCTATTACTGGTTTGGGTGCTACATCGGCGCTTGCATTATCTGCAGACGGTAAAGCGGATACCAACGCAACAGCAATATCCACGTTGTCAAGTACAGTAACGGGTGTCAGTTCAACTGCTACAAGTGCATTAACGTTAGCCGGTACAGCGAACACATTGGCTGGAACTGCAGACGGTAAAGCGGATACCAACGCAACAGCAATATCCACGTTGTCAAGTACAGTAACGGGTGTCAGTTCAACCGCCACAAGTGCATTAACGTTAGCCGGTACAGCGAACACATTGGCTGGAACTGCAGACAGTAAAGCGGATACCAATGCAACAGCAATATCCAGTTTATCAAGTACAGTAACGGGTGTCAGTTCAACCGCCACAAGTGCATTAACGTTAGCCGGTACAGCGAACACATTGGCTGGAACTGCAGACAGTAAAGCGGATACCAATGCAACAGCAATATCCAGTTTATCAAGTACAGTAACGGGTGTCAGTTCAACCGCCACAAGTGCATTAACGTTAGCGTCAACGTTAGATGATGATTTAGACGGTTATCGAGCAGTTTCACAACTTACGGTTAGTGCTGGTGGTGTACTTGGTTTTATTCAACTCGGTGCTACACCAACAGCAACATCATTAAAAATAAAAACCGACATAGCTCAATTCATTGATAACAATAATAATGTTTTTATTGAGTTTGACAGCGGGTTGAATAAAGCGGTTTTTAATGGTGGTTTATATGCGGAAGAAATAATAGGTGATACCGCCGCCGCCGGTGTGTTCACAATGAATGCAACAGGTACTTTGACATCAACCACGGTAGATTTAATAATAATAAACGTAGTAATTAGTGCTGTACCGTACAGTAGAACAGTAATAATACCATTACCCTGGTGTACATCATCTGGTTCGGCATATAGCTCAGTTGACTTTTCCCTACAAACTAATGCGGGTACAATTTGGCCGATTAATAACGCAAGCGGTTTGTATAATTATTCTGGTCCTCCTTTTTTCGTAACACTTGCAGCAAACGCAGAGGCACGATTCAAACTTAGAATGACTGTAAATTCAGGTAGTGTGCTTATAAGACAGCAAGCCCATATTATACAGATAATTAGAAATACAGATTCACAGGCTCAATACTTTGATGCTAGTGGCGCACCTTACTCATAACATTTATTTAATTAAAACAATTAATACTGTAATATAATTCATAGAAATTTTAAGGGGTAAACAACATGCCAGCAACTTTTTGGTTAGCATCATCGGTAACAGTCAACAATACGTTGAATTATATTACCGTTCAAACCGGTGATGATATTAGTTCTATTTATGAAAACTCATTTCTGAAAGTAAGTAATTACAGTGAACCGGTCGAAGTTAAACGAGCATATATGAATGCCGCTGTACCAACCATTGAGTTATTTTCTAACTGGCCTGGTGCCAATGCTTCTGGTGTTTCCGCTGTTGTTGTACCAAGTGCCGCCGCTGTTGCCGCCGCCGCTGTAGATGTTCAAGCACTGGTAACTTTATATACGGCATTAGGTGATTCTGTCAGTTCGGTAGCGACCGCTGACTCATTGGTTAAACGCACCAGTGCCGGACGTATAAAAGCTGTTGCATCAAGCGCGAGTGACGATGTTGTTGTCAAGAGTGAGATTGGCACAGCAGCAACTAAAGACGTAACCACAAGTGCAACTGATGCAACAGCTGACAGGTTATTGAAGGTTGGTGACTTTGGTATTGGTATTGGGAGAGCTACTACCGATACTGATATGAATGCAGGGGACTATGTAAAAGCAGGAAATATTGTAACAAGTAATGCCGTTAACCTTCTTACTAACAGACCTCCAATGGACACAGCTACATCAACAAGATATACAGTTGAGTTTATTGGATCACCAACAGGAACAGGGGCGCAACGGGCTACAAATAGATCTACTGGGTCTACTTACGTAAGAGGTACTCTTGATGGTGTTTGGTCAGATTGGAATGAACTTTACCACTCAGGCAACACCAACTTTGACACTTGGAAATCTGTATCAATAGGCGATATTCTATGTACAGGCATAGCAGTTTCTAGCACCACTCTTAGGTTTTTTATAGATACAGATTTTTTACTCAATCCCGCTGGTATTACCGTACTATCAGGAAAGACTTTTTCTATTAATGCGGCAAATGATGCTGCTTTTGCAGCAGGGATAACAACGTTAGGATTTAATGGAAGAAGTACACCAAAACAACTTGTTTTCGATGTGACAACATCTGGACTCACGACAGGTAACACCTATCAATTACGCTCTGAGCAAGCTGATTCACAATTTAAGGCGACATTCTAATGACTACTACATACACACAAACAGAGCCTAATTTCATTGACACTCACACAATTCAAGAAGACGGTAGTATTTCAACTGGAGTGGTTAGAAGGTTTGAAACACGTACTCGCACAGTACAAGATGGTACAGAGCAAGTAAGTATTGGATTAGATGAAGAAGGTGTTGAACAGTTTGAAACTCAACCTAAATTTATTGAAGAATCTTATAGTCCTTGGGATGAACTTGTATTATTAGATTCTGATCCTGAAAGTGACATTAGTGTTACTTGGCTTGACGAAGTTGCATACCAAACGGAGCAGGACGCTATAGCAGCACAGCAAACATTCAAATCAAATCGTCAATCTCTACTTGATAATGCAGTTGTTACCGCGAACAATTTTGAATTTGATGCTGATGAAAAAGCCATTGGACGCATGGCAAGTGCTTTAATCGCTGTTTCTGACGAACTAGACACTTACATTTTAGATTGGTCACTTGCTAGCACTGCAACTGGGGTAATGACAACCATCACTAAAGCAGATTTAAAGCTAGCTCACCAATTGGCTGTTCAAAACATGGCTAACATTTGGGGCGTATAACATGGCTAAATCACTCGTTTTAACAACCGCAGAGCAATCTTTGTCAGTCGATACGGTTGCAGACTTGTCAATTGTAAAAGTCTTATATGCAGATACGACAGAAAACGAAAACATCATCGAGCGCAACGAAAGCACAAGTGATCGGCAGTTAGTGCCAACATCAAATTTATTAAACTTAGACGGGTTTGTTTTTGCAACTCAGTCAAATTCAGTCGTGGAGATATAAAATGACAACAGTTGTAAAAACAAATGTAACAACGGCGCAACAGTATCAAGACGCGCTTGAAAAATCCGCCATAATGCCAGCGGCTAACGATGTGCAAGACGCGATTGATAAAGTAACAACTTTACCAGATAGTGCAGCCCTTACAGCATCACTCGGAGATTTAGCAACGGCCGCAAGTGCAGCAGATGGCAAGGCAGTTGCAGCACAAGCAGATGCAACAAACGCAAAAACCGAAACGGAAAGATTAAAGCTAGTTAAACCCACAGCCCAAGTCACAGATATAGCCGCAGCCGTAGCGATTGCAGAAGCGGGAGCCGTATTGGTTGGCGGCACTGTAAAGTTAATTAATGGAGCCAGTTATCAGTTAATTGACGCTGGCAGCTCTGGCGCTAGACCTGCAAACAGTGCAGCAAATAAACACGTAAGCGGCGGCAGTGGTGGTTTGTATTTATCCAATCAAACATTTGTTAAAACCATTGCTCTATCTGATTTTATATCAGCATCCGCAGATACAGACACCGCAATTACTTATCTTAATGATTATTGTGCTGGGCTAATATCGGCGGTTAATCCTTCGGCAGTAACCGAGTTTGGTTTGATAAAATCAGGCTGTAGAGTTGTTATTGATGGGCAATACAGCTTTTCTAACACCTTAATAATCTGGCCCTCAATTGAGTATCAATTTTCAAAAGGGGCGATTTTAACCGCTACAGCCAATGGGCAAGTAGTAGCCAGAACACCCACACGCGCCGAGTATGTTGCAGCCCTTGGTGTTAACTACTATGACCGCAAAGGTGTAACCATAAAAGGTCGCGGGATAATTGATTGCGCTAACAAAGCCTCAATCGGTCTTTTGCTAGATACGTGTGCAAGCGGTTCAAATATTGACATAAACGTTGCTAGAGCGACTTATAGAAAATATACAACAACATGTAACAAAACAAATGCAAACGACACTGTGACCTTTGCAAGCACAACAAACGTAAGTGTTTTTGATACTGTTGAAATCGGCAGTGATACCGGCAAGTTTTACACAATAGTAAGTATTGCTGGTTTATCGGTTAAGTTAGATCGCGGCGTGGTTGGAACTAACGCAAGCGCAACTGTTCAACATCGTGCAGTGGGCATTTCTTATCACATGTGCCAACAAGGTAACTATACGTCATACGTTACCGATTGCGATATTGCCGAAACTTACAGTCGCAACGTTGACGAAATTGAATGCACTGATATGACTCTAGCGGGTGAGAATCGACGTTCAAATATAGCCATGTTATTGCTTGGCATATCTGAATCGAAGGGTAAAAAATCTTGCTTAAGAAGCTTTGGCACAGATATTTTTTCCTGCGCTGGTGATGGTAACGACTTAAAGTTATACATTGAATCAAAAACAGATTCAGAGGCAGATACAGACATTCCACCAACAGGCGGCGCGGCAGTTACATCAACGACATTGCAAACATTCCCAATGATTGACGTATTGAATACATGTAAAGGTTTAACGCTCGATATTATTTACCCTATGAATGCCACAACAACAACCTGGCGCAGATTAATAAGAAACAAAGGTCAAGATACTCAAGTACAAAAAGTAACTACACGCTCAGAAAATAGGCCAGAAAATCCAAGCAGGTCAGGCGATTACGCATTTGCAGAGCAAGACTCAGCAGCGGGGCAACTTTCTTTTTATAACTTATCAGGGCCATTAAATTTATCTACCATCTCTGAAAAGTTAGTTGTAACCGAAAGCGGCACTAGACCGGCCAACTCCCGTGCTAGTTGGTCCTCAATTAGCAATAGCAGGCCAACATTCTCAGTAGAAAATCAGATATTTTTCTGCTCAAACGTTGGCGCTAGAGTTCAAGAGTTTAGAAATGCTGGCGAATCGTTTTCACGCTGCGCTGTTGGCTCAGGTGGTGTATTTCTTGGTGATGGTACGGCTAACCCTGTGAGAGCGTTGCAGTTTAACAACGGCTTACAAATTAATATGAACACCAACATAGTAAACACCAAGTTTATTAGAATGCAGCAGCCAAATGGAGTTTATCAATTCTTGTGGTTTGATAATTCTGGCGTAATGCGACACTCATCAACAGAGCCAACGGATAGAAATGCAGACGGTACGGCGGTTTAATTATGACTATTTCAACAACATTAACAGGTCTTGCAATTGCTGGTCCTGAAAGCCCAATATCAACAATTGTAATAACTGATCCAGATGGTAACGAGTCAACTTTAAACATGGGATTGGTAAACAGCAGGGGCATGGACAATATCATTGCTGGTACACCTTACGAGCTTGAGCTAACAGGCTTCGGTGCGTTTGGTGGTTTTGGTGCATTTGTTGATCCAGATGCTTTAACCAGTTTGACTGTACTTTGTGGGATTAAAACTGTATTTGGTTGTGGTAGAAATATAATATCGGATACTAATAATACTATTTCTTTAATTTTTACAGGTGTAGATTTAACCGCGTTTGATCGAGTCGATGTGACCTTTGGTGATGACACCAGAAACACAGACGAACATCAAGACAGTGTAATGGTTATTTCAGCAACCGAACTATTATTGAATTTTAACGACACAACGGAAGTGTTACCGAATTACTGGCGTGTAGTGGGGTACAATAGTATATATACAGCGGGTGCCGAGTTGGTTAGTCAACATAACGGTAATTTACCACCATCATCAATACTAAAATGAGAAAACTAAAGTCTTGAAATTTATAAAGTTATACATTGCAATATTCAGATCATGAAAGGTACAATTAATGGAAACAGTAGTGTATTTATTTTCTCTACCGATTTGAAGTAATCGCATTGTATAATTAGTAAGGGGTTTTCATGACTTTTGAAATAGAGTTATCAGTTATACTATGGGTGTGTGGGATACTTACCAGTGCTATTGGTGTAACGTGTTTAATGCTCTATAATTGGATACAAAGTACATCTAAAAGGATGAACTTAATTGAAACAGCATTGACGGGTAAGGTTACTGAAATCAGGGTTGAACAGATTGTAAAAGATACCTTGGTAACTGAAACAAGAATAAATGATATATTTAAAGATAAAATAAAACCTATTGAAAAATCCGTAGACCAAATACGTAATGACATGGGTGCTTTGACAACTCAGATAAACCAAACGGTCAACATCATACGTACAAACATGAGTGACTTATTACTTAAATTGGTGGGCAAATGAACAGTGTGATAACAGTTTTAATTGTCGATGATAATCTTCTTACGCTTGAAATAATTAAAGGGTATTTTGAATCTACCGAAATTGTTGAATTCAAATGTATAACCCTTGATGATCCTTTATTAGTAATAGAAAAGACAATAGAACACAAACCGGATTTTATTGTACTCGATGTGTTTATGCCAAAAAGAAATGGTTTAAATGTATGTGAGGATTTGTTCAACAACCCTGAAACAAGTCAAATACCAGTCATGTTTTTAACAAGTAGTGAATCACTTGACGATAGAGGTAAGGCGTTTTTATTTGGTAGCATTGCTTATTTTAGAAAAGGTGATGATATACAGGATATGATAAGAACTATTATATTACACGATTCGTTGACCCCTATCCGTAAAGCGTTAGACAGACTCAGTTCTGTTACCAAAGAAGTAGAAAGCAATTACCATCATCAATAATACAATAAGGATCTAAAATATGGGCGATACACTATTGACAATTTTTAACATAGTTACGGCTGTTGTAGCATTGGCAAGCGTAATTGCTGAAATTACACCAACAAAGAAAGATGACGAAATTTTGGGTAAAGTTAAGTCTGTTCTTTCTTTGTTGGCATTACGTTTCAGTGACGTTAAAAACAAATAAAACATACGCGGTAAGGTAAAAGAGTTATTCCTTAAATCCGAATAATTCTCGCATTTCTTCTACTTTACCGCGTAATTCTAGCAACTCTTTTAATGCTTCTAATACGTTATCACGGTTAATGTCGCGTAAGATACAATCTGTTTTAAACTCTAAACTGTGTATCATTTGTTTCAATTCAAATTCAGTCATTACTATTTAATCCCCATAACACCATTGACCAGCTTTTCAGCTTCATCAATGTAATAGTTATAATCAATATCATATACAGCACCATCAACAACAGTATTGTAAATAGTACACATACGGTCAGCTTCTATTTCCATTACTCTATTCGGTCCTCTGCGATACGACCCCCCGTCTTTTGTACGATAACCAAGTAAGTAAGCGTTGTTGTATTCGTGTTCGGTTTCAACACTTATATTCTTATTGTGGCCTGTGATTTTTTTACTTACCCAGCCGGGTAAATACATCTGCACTATTTTGGTTTTTCTAACCAGTGGTTTCATAATCTTAACTAACTTATGACCGGAGTTAGTCACCAGGTATCGTGATGTTTTTTGTAAATCTTGATAAACCTGGTCGCGGTAAATTACAACACCATCCCATTTAACATCGTGTAGCAATTGTAAACTTTCGGTCCTAGCTACCTTGGCTAAACTAAAGAAATCATAAATGTCTTTGTGTTCAGTGATAAATTTCCTTACGGGTATTCCTTCCAGTATTGCCGCTACAGCAGCTTTTTTGACGATAAGCATAGAATGGTTCTTGTGCCACTCTAAAGAATCGTCATGGTCCTCATGGGCGCCGAATGGTACGTAAACGCCTTTGTACTTGATTGGTTTGTCAACCGGTACCGCAATGTAATTATTAACATCACGAATATACATCGATTTATAATTGACAAATTCAAGTGTTAAACAAGTGAGCTTTTGCCACCAATCGCACAAGGCATCATAGTGAAATTTGTATTGACGTGGAAACCGGACCGTAAGACCGTCAGTGTTGATCTGTATCATCTGCAATTGTGGTATTTTCATTAATTGTTCGGCCAACATACATAACATCAACTGACCATTAATTGTGGTAGCCATGGTGTATGCAGGGTCATAGAACGGGCTAAATTTACTGTTGCTGTCACCGTAAACACCATTAAGGGCCAGTTTCATTGCCTTGTTTTCAACCGTTTTCTTGTCGTACTTTTTACGTTGTTCAAATACATCATCGTAAACATCACAAAATACAGATGAAAGGTGTTCGGGGAATATCCGGTTTTTAATAGCAACGTTCGGGTAATAACTCGCAACGTCAGCATCAATCATAATGAATTCGTCATCACTATGAACATTAACCCCGCTTAGACTTCCGTGGATGCCGCCTAACGCGAAATCAAAGCTAAACCCATCAACTACAGCCGATGTGGAAAACGCACCCTTAGTCTCTTGTATGGTCGTTTCATGGAGTATTCGCAACACCTGGTTAAACTCGTAACGCTCAAACTGAATGTACGGCAATATTAGACTACCAAGATGAATACTATCCCGCCACGTTTGACGCGCACCATTAGGACCGTAACACTCGACCCCTGCAGCCTCTAACTGTTTTACGAAATACTTTTTACCAATCTTAGTATCGTTAAAGTTGGTGAAATTCATCCCGTATTTTTCTGTCATCACGTCTCTAAATTCTAACGCCGGTAACGATATAATTAGAAAATCCACGGTCCTCATAATGTCATGCACGTTATAGTTCATTACGGTGTCGGCAACATGGTCGGTTTCTTCCAGTGGTATTCCCGGTGGATAGGGTAAATCCTCTAATGTTGGTGAGCGCATAGCAAATTCAATCTTTTTCAATGATGTTGCTTTTGCAAGGTTGTCAAAATGATGAATTTTCATTAGGTCAATTTGTACGATAAGCTTTTTCCAATCTGGAATGTTGTTATCGAATCGTCTTTCCCATGGTGTATTTATGATCCGTTCATTAACCAAATAAATATCATAAGCGTTTCTGATATTTTCGTCAGTCATTACAGGATGCAATACCGAATAGTCATAAGCATCATTGTTGAAACCAACCATTCGAATACCTTGTTCACGGTATGCGTTTAGGTGATGACGTAATGCCGGTAAATCATTTCTACGCCAGGACACCTCGAAGAATAAAACTTGTTGGTTATCCATATCATAAAACGCAGCACTAAAATAATTAGGCCAGGATTCTAAATCGTACACTGATAAATTTGTTTTATTCGTCACTTGGTTCATCCGAATTAATTAATAAAGTGGTATCGGTGTTATTGTTTAACTGGTCGTAATATCCACCATGCCACCAATGCTTTAACTCAATCTTGGTTTCACCATAAGGGCAATTTGCGCGGTCGATGTGTTTACCATGCTTTTTGGCAGCTTTCGTGCCTTTGGTGTATGCCACACATACATTTCTAATACGTTCTGACATATCACACCACCGGACCGCTAAGGTGGTAATGCGTTTTCTTGAACTTATTTAATCCGAGGTGGTTAGTCACACCTTTATCGTTGGTAAAATAAATTCTGGCACCGTTACTATCACGATGGATCGCATTAACTGTCACCCGTTGATTTGTTCCACGTTGCGCGTATATTTGTTCGCTCATAGTCCCTTAACTCCAATTACAATTAAAATCATAATTTCAATTACAAAAAACCCAAATGAATAGAATAAACCTTTACTAAATTTGTTCATAAATTGTTTAAACCATAATGGTTCGGATGACTCACTTAACCCCCATAACTTAGTCGAAATATGAATCCCAACAACGATACCACCAAGACTAAACATTATAGTTAAGAGCGTTAAACCCATAAAAAAAGCAAGCATATTATTTACCCCCTATCGTAAAAGTATAATCAATGAATACCTCAGTTTTAGCGTATTCCAATTCATTGTTTACCGGCCACCCCTGGAACCATTGGCTAGAATGCGAAACCCCATACGTTACAGCACCCGATTTTTTAAATACTTCTATACGGGCAACAACAGGATCGCTTTTGCTTCCATCTTTCCAATCAATGTTGGTTTCATTTACTTTATAACCGGTTCCTACTTTTACATAAGTAGGTGATGCACAACCGGTAATTAACACACACAGTAATATTATAAATTTCACAGTAACCCCTTAACCGAATAAACGGTATTCTATTAAATGTAACTTGATTTTATCGGTCAAGTCGTTTGCTGCATTTGCGCCCATTGCTTGTGCTGTAAACACATCGGTACCAAAGCACCGGTTGAATTCAGATTGAGTAACAGACACGTCTAAACCCTTATATAAACCAACTTCGTTACACCAATGAATAATCCACTCACGTAACGTTTTTTGTGCCTCTTGTCGTGCTATGTGCTTATTTGTAGCACTATGTATAACAACAGGTGGGGCATTCCTCATTTTTCGCTTAAATACGTCAACAGGGGTATCCACCTTGGCTATTTTTTCCATTACTTCTTTAAAAAATCCGGTATCAAACTCTACTAATACCCCGTCTTTGATTTGGATTTCTTTTTGTGTTGCGTTACGTTCATTGTCTGATTCACTGTGACCGCAATCAGGACAAACAAACGATTTAATATTGTTGGTTGGTGGCGCGTAGTAATAAAAGCATTGTGGACAAATACGCATTAAAATATCACCCTTTTTACTGGATGACTTTTTAGTTTGACGGTCTAGGGTCCATTCGGGATCTTCATGCAAATGTTTGCCCGGTAATATATGTTCAGCCACATTACCAACATGATCCAACAAAATACCAAACGGCTTACCGTCCAGTACACGCAAACAACGACCAAACATCTGTTTAAACAGTGAGTAGGATAATGTTTTGCGTAACATAATCACAATTTCTACAGCGGGAACGTCGAACCCTTCACCAAACAGATCGTAATTAATAAGCAGTTGGGTTCTACCCTGCCTAAACTTACGGATTTCAGCTTGTCTAACTGCAGCATTAGTTTTACTTGATAGTGATACAGCGGTAATACCGGCGTCACGAAAATCAGCAGCAACGTGGTCGGAATGTTTAATACTGGCAGCAAAAACAATACCCTGTTTACCACGACCTAACATCAAATAATGTTCAACAGCTTTGCCGGTGATTGATTTTTTATCCGTGGCCTTAGCTAGTTTCTGTTGGTTATAATCACCCGAAGCTGTAATGTTTACACCGGTCAAATCTATCGTTGCTGGTGGTGCGTAAACCTTATAATTACTTAGTCTACCCATTTGTATTAGTTCACCCATACCAGGGGTTTTGATGATGGTATCAGCCAAACCGTCAGCATGACGACCCAAACCGCGACCGTCAGCACGAAGCGGTGTAGCTGTCACACCAAGACCGATAGCGGGTATTAAATCAGGTTCATCGTTAGTTGGTATACCAAATTTTTCAATGGATTTACCCCACATATTATCGCGCAAACAGTGATGGAATTCGTCTTGCATCCATAAACCAACCAGCGGTATTAATGATGATGAATCGCGCTTTATCCAGGTTGGTACACTGACGATAATTATCTTAGATTTATCGGACAAATACGACTCCCCGAATTCTTCTAAGTGGGAGTTACTTATCATCAATTCAGTTGCCCGACTACAAATCATACGGTGTGGTAAACCAATCGAACCGAAAGCAAGTGAAATCTGACTTAATAAAACATCACGGTGAGCAAACACCAGCACAAATTTATTTGGGTTAGATTGAATATAACGTTTAGCTGTAAAGGCCATGATTACAGTTTTACCGGCGCCTGTTGGTGCGACTAAACAAATATTCAATAAATCCGGTGACCAGGTTTTGAAAACGTTGTTTATAACGTCATCTTGGTAATCATGCGGTTTGGTTATTTTAGGCATTCCATTATCCCTTATTACCATCAAACAAACTTAATACATTCATTCGGCTAACCCAACTTCGGCAAGTCGTTTCATGTGATGTGTATAATCCATAGCACCACGGTCAAAATCGTCAGGATTACCAAATATGTGCATATCGATTTCATGATTAATTTCATCATTGCTTTTACCTTGTTGTGCTAAACTTTCGGCATATAATAAACCGCTTAACCATTGTGATTTAATTCTAAACAGTGACATATTTCCCGCCTTTAATTTTATTCAGTGATACAACTATAATTCTGTAAAATAAAATTTGCAAATTTATTTTTATAGGTTTAAGCTATGTTCACTCGATTGAGTAATAGTTATTTTAACCTAATTAAAGGAAACAAGAACATGCAAAAATCTGAACTCGTTGCGGCCATTCGTGGTGCAATATTAGGTCTAACCAAATTAGAAAATGTTGTCCAAGCAATGAACGATGACATTATTCATGAATTGAATTCACCTACCACTGCCGGTACACCGGTATTACCTACAGCAACAGCAGGGGTGATGACACCTGTAGTAACAGAATCACCGGTATTACCTACCGCAACAACCGAGGTAAAAACATTCGACTTAGATGATGAAGGTACTGCGTGGGATGCACGTATTCACACCGATACTAAAACACAAATTGCATCTAAGTTAGTTAAAGGTGGTAAGGCGTGGCGATTAAAGAAAAAACTTGATGACGCTTTTGTTGAGCAAGTTAAAGCTGAAAATAAAGCGTTAACCGGAACGGTAGAAACACCAGTTACACCAGCCGTATCAGCACCAACGGGGTTACCTGGTTTACCTTCCACACCAGCAGCGGTTAATACTCCACCTGTTGCAGCGGGATTACCAACACCATCGGGGTTGCCTGGTTTACCGGCATCAAAGCCTGTTGATGAATACGCTGACCAACGTAAAGCTTGTATTGTGCATATTAAATTACTTACCGATAAATTTGGTTTGTCGTGGGATGATTGCAAAGAGATTATGATTAAAGAATTCGATGCAGCACAACCCGGTGAACAGGTTACATTTGGTTCGTTACGTGGTGATCGTTATGCCGAAGCGTTAGAATATTTTAGTGAATTGGTTGAAGAATACGAAAAAGTTGTTAAATGTATTGCTGATATTCATACCCTCATGGGTGCCGAACACAAAGATTATTGTGAGGATGGAATTAAAAAGCTGTTTGAAAAATTCCATACACAAGTAATCGATGGTGTTCATTATAGTGATGTTACCGAATGTTTGGCCGATTTTTCTGGTTGGCTGGATACGTTAACCAAATGGAAAGCGGGTCAGTAATCATGGCCGCGCATAGTGCCCACGGATATTCAGGACAAAGCAGAATTATTGCTTGTCCTGGAAGTGCCGCAATGCAGGAGGGTTTTGCTAATACCAGCAACCCTCAATCCGAACTTGGTACCGCTGTTCATGAAGCAACTGAATTTGCTTTGAATATGGGTATTAAATGTGAAGATGTGATCGGCATGACGTTTAACGGTATTGTCATCAAAGAAAATGATGCACATGCCGGTGACGTTTACGTAAATTACGTAAATGAAATAATGCGAATTTATCCCGATGCTGAATTAATCATCGAAGGTAAAGTTTACATGCACAGCATTGACGCTAAGTTATTGTGGGGAACATCTGATTGTATTGTTATTGTTCGCTCACAACGTTTACTTATTGTTGGTGATTATAAAAACGGATACGGTATTGTTGAAGTTGAAGACGAACAGATGGTTTTCGGGTCCAATAGTATTCGCGGTAATGCTCAAACGGTAGGTTATGGTTTGGCAACAATGGACACCTATAATTTACACGGTCAAATTGATTGGTTAACTACGTTTATAGCACAACCCAACGTTGATCACATTGACGGTCCGGTTAGAGTTAGAACATATACTGTTGATGAATTAAAGTCATGGCATGATGTTTATCGTTACACCCATTCGTTAGCATTAGAAGGTGTTAAACATCGTCAGGCAGGTAAGCACTGTAAATATTGTCGAGCGCGTGGTCATTGTACTACCCGTTTAACTTATATACTGCAGTTACTACAAATTGACCAAGCTATTGCAACGTGTGACGCTGAACAGTTGATTGCTATTTACAATGAAATTGACGTTATCACTTACACCCTTGAAGCAGTCAAAGAGCAGGTTATTAAACTGGCCCGTAAAGGTCACAAAATACCCGGTCGAAAATTGGTAAAAGGTATAGTTCGTGCAAGTTGTTCAGATGAAGATGGTTTGGTTAAAGAAGCCGTTGAAAGTGGTATTAACCGTGAAAAACTATTCAATATGAAGTTGAAAGGTAAGACGGATATTAAAACCATTATTGGTAAAAATTTGGCAGATAAATACTATGTTACACCGGAAGCCGGTTATACATTGGTAGGATTATCGGATAAACGACCGGCTGTCATGGCCGATTCAAAACCTAGTGCCGCTGGTGTATTCAGCAGCGTAATAAACAAATAAACAGGAAATTTAATTATGGCAAATCGTACAATTATCACAGATTACTTTCGCGCTTCTTATGTTCATTTAGCGCAACCTTACGCACACACACCGGCCGATGATGCAAAATACATGGTTAGTATGATGTTTCCCAAAACTGGTACATTACCCGCCACTATTGGTACCGGTTCAACAGGTGTTACTAACATCATGCAAGCACTGAATGAAGTGTGTATGGAACAGTGGGGCATGGATTTTCAGTCAGCTTGTGCTAGTGTGCAATTCCCGCCTGAATGGAAAGACGGTGACCAGGATTGGAAGAAAAACGACAAGGGTATGAAAATCGTTGGTGATGTAAACGAATCATCTGTTGGTATGTGGATTTTATCAGCTAAAAACGTTATGCCAGTCGGTACCGTAGACCACACAGGCGAAAATGATATTGCACCCGCTTCGGTTTATTCTGGTTGCTGGTGTCGCGCACAGTTGGAAGTATCGGCATACACCAACAAAGCCAAGTCGAACATTATCGCTATTCAATTGATGAACGTCATGAAATGTTACGATGATACTAATCTAGGTGGTGGCTCTAACCAGCAATCGGCTAAACAGGCTTTCGCCGGTATGAAAGTTGCGGATAGTAATTGTAAAGTGGGTGAAGGTCAGTCATTTGCAACACCCGCTATGCCAGGTGTTGCAGTTGCACCCGCTATACCCGCTATACCCGCAACACCAGCAGTCACAGCACCGGTAAAACCTGTATATGAAGTTACAGCGCTTGCTAAAGGTGCAACCATGGAGCAGTTTTTAGCACCGGGGTCAGGCTGGACAATTGAAATGATGGTTGAACAGGGTTACGCGGTTGAAGTCAAACAGGCAGCACCAGCATTGCCCACAGCCGGTGTACCGAGTTTACCTGGTGTTCCAGCGGCAACAACCGCACCCGCTATGCCTGGGCAAGCATATCTTAAACCCCCTGTCATGCCAGGTATGTAGTCATGGGTAAACGTTCTTATTTAACGTGGTGTATCAGTTTTGCTTTATCTGGTGGTAAACCCGAAGAAGTGAGACTACAGTATCATGCTCAATTATTGCAAAAACGTTTATCAGCATGACACCAGAACAGGAAGCATCACAGAAAATTCGTGAACGTGCTTCGGAAATGGGGTGTCGTTTGTTGCGAAACAATAACGGTGCCTGTTACAACGATTCAGGCCGGTTTATCCGGTTTGGGTTGGGTAATGAATCTGAACAGTTAGCGAAAAATATGGCAATGGGTGACTTTATTGGTTTTTATAACCTTACAATTACACCTGAAATGGTAGGTAAAGAAGTTGCTGTTTTTAGCATGATTGAATGTAAACCAATGGGTAAATTACCGGCAACACTCAGACGTGCAACAAACGTTAAAGATTCAAGAGAGGCCGCACAATTTAGGGCAATTGAGTTTGTTAGAAAATACGGTGGTATAGCTTGGTTTGCTTCATGTGCTGACGATGTAACAGCGATAATAAACAATTTTTTAGACGGATTAAAACGATGACTGACAAAATTAAAGTAATAAAAAAACGTGTTGAACGTTACAACGTTACCAGTTCCAGCAATGAACGTTACGCGCAAAACCAAAAACGGTTACGTGTATTGGTGGAAGAACACGGAATTGAAGCCGTTGCATTGGCGTCAAGTTTATCAGAAAAAACGGTACAACAATACGTTCGCGTGTCTGTTGCACCCGCAATAAATGACAACACAATTACAAGAGCCGAGCAAATCCTAAAAGGTTTATAATATGTCGAGCATTGATTTAGATCAGGCTCGTCTATTTATTGAACTATTGCGCGGTGACGGTGATTCCGTTGTTTGCTGGCAACTATTTAATGATAGCGGTCTTGATAATACTTTCCCTGAGAATTTTCACGGCAAACTTACTGATGTTCTACCAAGAGTAAACCAATTACAAAATAATGGTTTTGGCGTATTTATTACTATCAATCCCACAGATGGTTTGGGTCGTACTGTTGATAATATTATTTCTTATGATTGGGCATTTGCCGATGTTGACGGAAAAGATATACCGACAGATTTTCCGTTATTGCCCGGTTTCGTGTCGCAACGCGATTCAACACATGGTCATGTTTATTGGCCCGTTGAAGGATGCCTCACAGCCGCACAGTACAGCCGAATGCAGAAACGCATTGCAATGTATCTTGATTCTGACCAACAAGTTACAGACGTTGCCAGAGTCGCTAGGGTGCCGGGTTTCTATCATCTAAAAGACCGCACAAATCCTGTTAAATATTCGGTAAGTGTGAATAACCAGCTTGATTTTAATTATACAATTGATGAAATCGAACAGGCTTTCGTTTTGTCACCATCCGATGAAGCAAAACTAGAAAACTGGTCACAGACTCGTAATAAAATCGATAGTGGTACCGGTGCAAATGATGATCCTGTTTATCGTCAACAGTTTGTTCATTTCCTTAAAAACTTGGCGCCGGTTGCGGTCGAGGGGTCCGGTTCATTCACAGTATTCAAAGTGGCCGCTTATGCTTACGATAGGGGTATTGGTTACACCGAAGCACAGGAATTAATGTGGGAACATTATAACCCTCGTTGCGAACCTCCATGGGAAGATAAACCGTATGACAAGCGTATGTTTTATTCGTATGTTAAGCATGCTTGGCAACATTCGGGAAACGCGTTTGGTTGTAAAACGGCAACGTCTGTTTTTTCTGGACACGCGGCACCAGAGCCAACAGGAGGATGGGAGGCCAACGCAAAACTGAATAAACCAAAATCACCACGCAAGGAAGATGACACACCATTAATGGGTCATGTTGAAATCGAGGGTGATGCAGCGTATATAACACCCGAAGAAGCAGCGGCAAACCGTTCGATAATCACTAATAAAATGTCAGTCGTTGATTGGGCCATTAAATTTATTGGTGAAGAATACCCATGTAAAACATTGATACGGTTTGGTAAAACATTCTATACGTTTAACGGTATTCATTGGGAAGAAAAACCAGATGACGAAATTGAATCGAAGATAAATAAAATGTTTATTCCGTGGAAATTTGCACCATCGAAAATCAATAACATTATGGTGACGGTCGAGCGTATGTGTTACGAAGCTGGTTTGCAACGCGGTATCTATTTAAACGATAGAAATAAGGAAAGCGGTAATTGCGTAATTATGCAAAATGGTATTGTTGAAATTGTAAACGGTGCAGCAATACTTAAACCTCACACTAGGGATTTGTTCGACTTAAACGCACTTGGTTATGATTACAATCCTAACGCTAACTGTGATGAATTTTTAAAGTTTATCGATGCACAGTGGCCCGGTGATGTGGGTATACACAACCAATTGCAGGAATTATACGGGCTGACTTTAATCAACGATAACAGATACCACCTGTTACCTGTATTGGTTGGTAAACCTCGCGCCGGTAAGGGTGTTCACAGTACCATTATGACCAAACTAATTGGTGTTCATAACGTGTGTAATCCACACCTAGAATCATTGATTGAAGATCACATGATGAATACCATGTCAAAATCTAAATTAGCAATCGTACCCGAAGCAAACGCTTTACACCCTGCAATTAAAGACAGAGTATTAAACCGTTTAAAAGCACTTTCAGCCGGTGACGGTATATCATTTGATGTGAAGTACAAAGACAGTAATCGTTGTTCAAAATGGCCTATTATTATTATAAGCTGTAATGAATTACCGGATTTTTTAGATGGGTCCGGTGCATACGCTACGAGGGTGTGGCCGTTTCACTTCACCAGGTCGTTTGCCGGTGTTGAGGATAGATACCTAGCTGACAGGTTGTGTGCGCCCGATAGTATGGCCGGCATCTTCCTATGGGCTTTACAAGGATTGATAAGAGTAATACAAACCGGTGATGTAACTAAAGCTGAATCCACGTTAGAAATGATAGAAGAAATACAGTATGACTCGTTTATATTATCGTCATTTGTTGATGAATTTTGTATTCTGGATAATTCGGTTAATGTTTATGTCGATGATTTGTACGATGCTTATTTGTTTCATTGTCAAGTACACAATCAAAAGAATACTTTATCACCTGCAAAATTTACGAAAGTAATTAAAGGATCTAAACATAACATCATCAAAAAACGTGAAGCCATTGCATCCAATGGTGACAAACGCCGGTACATTTTCACCGGTATATCAGTCAATACCGCACAGGTAGAAAAGCACAAACAGGTTCGTGTTTTCTCTAATGTCGTTGTTCCCCTCAAACAATCTGTAAAATAAAATTTGATATTATGGTTACTTCGGTTTATAGTCAGTTAAGTGACTTAAATAAACCGGAGTAAATTATAATGAATAACCTATTCCCTGAAAATAGTTACATGGGTAAATGCTCTTGTGGTAAAGAGTTTATCGCCCCAAAAGGTGTGGTTCATTGCCATAACTGCTTATACGCTAAAGTTGCAGAGCTTGAGAACACCCGCACACAAAGCGAGTGTGACTTAGAATATCTTTGTAAATCGTATGCAGAGTACTCTCATTTGTGCGCAGTAATGCGAGTAATGCCTAATTATCAAGACTGGTTAATTGAGCAAGGGTTATCAACAGAGTTAGCGCCAAATGTAGGTCAGTGGATTAGTGTTGATGAAGCTGAGCCAGAAGAAGGTCATCTATACTGGCATACTCATATAAGGCCAGATGGGAGCTTTACTGAGGTCTTGGTGGGCGCTTATGTGAAGGCATTTAAAAAAATGGATAGCGGTAATTTTACTCATTACATGAAATGTGTAAAGCCACTACCACCAAAGGAGCAAGGCCAATGAGTGATAATTCAGCAGACTTTGCAATAAAAATTAATGATGCTGCAATAGCCATGAAAATGGCAAGCATGGATTATGACGACAATTCTGGCGGTGAAAATGCTGATATTTTTTGGGGTGTGTTTGAAGAAAAAAGGCGAAAGTATTTAAAGCTGGTAAAGGAGCAAGACCAATGATTACACTTAACACAATGGAAGAAATCAGATTAGCAATAATAAAACTAGAACGTAACCCTCGTTTAGATGGTCATCGTCGTGTCGCATATGTTAGCCGTGATTTTTTGCAGGATATTAAATTCTTTGCTGAACCACATCAAAACGTGGTTACCATTGATTTAAAATCTAACACTATTGAAATGTTCGGGTACCGAGTGTTTACGGTAAACGATGTTGACCACCCACAATTCAGGTTTATGAAAATATGATGAAACTATACGTACCTGGTCGTGAATCCCAAAAGCGTGTGACCATCCTATTAAAAATGACCAAGATACAAAGTGTTAACGTCATTGCTGCAGTACGTGGGGTGTTGGTCAACGGTTGGAGTGAAGAACTAGCATCCGAAGTTTACGATGTAGACGGTTCTAATTTGAAACGTGCGTTATCCCGCATCAATGAAATTATTGGTTATCATAACCAATTAAATGAGGAACGATAGTTGTGAAGAAAAAAATAATTATATCACCTAGTTATAAAATTGCTCATTACTGGTGCTGTGAAATGATGCTTGGTAAACATGAGGTGATGGTTATAACACCGGATTCACCGAGTGGTTACAGGGGTATCAATGCCGAAGATGTTTACGCTTATTTATTTGAGGAACCTTTTGATTTTCCGGAAAATACACACCCCGATTTTGAAAGGTTTTGCCGAGAAGTAGAACAATATATACATAACAAAAACCCAATTTAAACGAGGAACGATAAATGAATAAATCGATGTTAATGAAAGCTGTAATGATGGGTTTAGTATCCGGTATGACCGGTCCGGTTCAACATGCTGGTGAAAATCAGAAAATGATACCAACAGATCGTGAAATGCCTACACCTGAAAAGTACAAAAATACTCGTAAGGTTAAGAGTAAAACCAAGAAAAAACGGGGTTACTGATTGTGAAAATAGGGCAGGTTTTACACAAACTTCCCGATTGCCCTTTTTGCAAAAACAAACCGGTGATTGTGAAAATTTTTAGGTCACCGTATAAGCAAATAAATTATATCAGATGTGAAACAGAGGGTTGCTCAAACCGCATTATGAATACGCGGGAATGGGTGACTAAATGTAAATTTTATATAGGAAAACCGGCAAAGCTGGTTTAAGGATTAATTAATTATGGAACCAAAAATATTTCAACAAGATGATACAGCGGTTTGTGACACACAGGCTGAGTACGATGCTTTACGTTTTCTGATGGTTTATATAGACGGATACAATTTACACCCGGCCCATGTTGGGTTTGTTGAAAACGCAGGCGCTTACGGGGTTATAGATAGTAAATTTCAATGGGTCGGCAGGTGTGACGGTAATTTTAAATTATCAAAACTGCTATTCAAACCGGCACCACATTGGGCAACGGGAGTTAGAAAAAACAATAACTATGGTTTTTACTGGTGCAATCCCGTCTTAAAGGCGGCATTAAAATTTACTGATTACCCTATTTTTAAAGCCGAAAACGGTAAACTTGATCACAGTGATTTATTAAGGGAAACATGGGAGAACGGTCGGTATGATGATGTTGTAATCGTATCGCGTGATATACCGCGTGAATTTAAACCTGAAAGATATGTTGAACCAATCAGCTTACAAGGTCGTAGTATTTCTGATTACCTTAAAGTGGGTTGGACATTTGACCAGCTTATTGAATACAACATTTTCACCACAGAGCAGATTTCTAAATTTAAACAGCAAAACTCTATTGATCACATTACGACCGCACCAACTATCGAAACAGCAATAGAAGTCGAACTAGGTTCAACGACTGAACGTGTAATTGCTGAATTGCGTGACCGTCACCAAGCGGGGTTACTGAAATACGGTACCACGATTGATAGAGACGACCTAACGGCTGACCAGTGGTGTCAACATGCTATTGAAGAAGGTATGGACCTGATAATGTACCTCAGTCGGTTAAAGCAGGATATGGTAGCACTGAGGGAAGATAACGCGGTGTTATCGCAACGTGTAAGGTTACTGAAAGCCCAACGTACCGATGAACATATACGGGAGGAAAATCAGAGCTTACATGCCGAAAATATTAAATTAAACGATGAAAACCGAAGGTTAGATATAGAAAATGACAATCTCAGTAGTGAGAGTCTTAGTGTTTATGCTGAGAATCAAAACTTAGCGGCTGAAAACGCGGCACTAAAAGTACGTTTAAATGAATTGCGTGATTTATTCACCTGGCAAGAGGGTGAAATTCGTATGGAACCAATCGGACAAAATGGAAACACCGGGGAACATTATGAAGCAGGAACGGACACGACAGAATTATAGTAGAAAAAGTCATCATCGGTATAAGTATCTTAAACATGAGATATTTATATTGTTGGCACTGGTGATACTGTTTAACATTTTCACCGGATAATCGTTATATTAACTAAAGGGGTATTTATGAGTGAACATATCGAAAGAATGAAGGTAGAACACAAAGAGTTAGACGTAAAAATTAAAGCTCTTGGTGCTTTTATTCATAGCAATGAAATATTCAAAAAATTGGATGACATGGAGCAATCAAGAATGATTAAGCAGCATGGATTTATGGAGGCATACGCAGAAGTTTTAATGTCACGAATTTGGGTAGCAGTATAAATAATTAATACGCTAATAAAGCCAATTTAATCCAAGTCGGCGCTAAATAATGGATTTGACACCTCGGAATAGACGATGGCTTATTCACATGAGGCCGCACGGAGCAAGCAGCAATTAGGTTTCGTAGCCGTGATAACGGTCTCATTTGAATACGCTAATACTGCCGGGAGATTCCTAGCGGGGTAATTCTAGATAAGCGTATTCAATAGCCGACCTTGTGCGTTATAGGCAATAAAGGTTAAACGCTCGGCTAATCAATAAGGGGCAGTTATGGATAATCAACACAAGAAAATAAAAGGGTATCGTGATTTGAGTCAGCAAGAAATTAACGATATGAATGATATTAAAGCGGAAGGTGAAAGATTAAGAAATGTAATAGAAGCAATGAAATCAAGAAAAGGGCTTGATCAGCGTTGGGTGTCAATTGCTGAAACACATTTACAACAGGGGGTCATGGCCGCTGTACGAGCTATCGCACAACCAGATTCATTTTAACATTTTCACCGGATAACGGATAAAAATAAACCACCTTAATCGGTGGTTTTTTCGTTGCGGGTATTATCGTTTTATTTTATCAGGGTGTTTACGATAGAAGTAAATCAGAGAGTGAATATTTTTAGTTGGTACACCATAATGCTTGGCTATATTGATGACTGACATTGTTTCCCGCATTTCCAATATAGTTACAATCTCTTTACTCCAATCCGGTCGCTTCGGGCATTCACCTAGTTTTTCAATCCCTTCTAATACAAATTGAACTAATGCGGCGGTAGGGTCTTCGTCTTTGTATACCCAATTTTTAATCGTGTGAATCGACACGCCTGACACATGGGCCACGGTGTAAAGACTGAACCCACAGGATGACAACGCTTCCCTAACAATACGCTGATTGACGGTCCTGGCCGGTCTATTTACTATTGCCATTATAGTTTCCCTCGCATTGCTAACCACGTTCGTTTATACCACGGTAACTGTTTGAAATCGGTGACTACCTTAGTCAGCCTGTCATACTCACTGTGCCAATATTTAGCGCTTGTGGTATGTTCATGCACGTTTTGATTCAATCTATCCACCAGCTCGTTCAGGGCTTCGATTTGCTGCGTATACGGCATTGATATTAGATACTCAATTTCAGGGTGTACCGCTACATACCGTTTTTTACCGTCCACCATGTAATCCTTTATCTTGGCGTTTAGTTTCCTGAAATACGTTGGCGCCGGTATTTTGGTACCTTCGAGGTTATGCGGTGTGGTTTCGGGTGTTGGTTCATCAAAGAATTCAAACCGGCGATTCTGATAATTCTCATACGGTAGCGATACCGTTTCACGGCTTAGGGTGTAAACTTCTATCAGTCTATTATTCATCGTTAAATCTCAGTAGTTTTACGGTTCTAATTTCTTCGGCTAGTAATCGTATACATTCATCCAATTCGTTTTTTGTTAAACTGGTGATGGGCATTAAATTGATACAAAACGGAAACAAAGACGCTTGATTTATATCGGTCGTGTATTGGACCACGTATGTAATACCACCGACTGACCCTTTCACCATCCTAACGTATTCGCCTGATGTTTTTACTCGTATAAAACCTTTCATACCTGCATTTCCTTTAGTTTTTTGATTGTGTTTGGGTGTCCAAATATAGTGTCAACAGAATGAACAATATACGGACCCTTATCCACCATTACCGACTTTACCCATGGTTTCCACGGTGACGATAATAGACGTTGTTTCCATGTTAGTTTTACATGCTCAATTCTGCGTTCAGGTAAATAAGGTGAAGCAATTAATTTAATATCAAGTGGTGTACCAAATTTACCGTATCTACTGTTAAGGTGAAGCTTCATAAACGGGTTACATAAATTGGGTTTTATACTGACAGGGTGAGTGTAATAAGATTTAAAATGTGCACTTACGTTTTCTAATTCAGACCATATAAGCGGTTTGTTATTTGCAGCCTCACAGAACGTTATAAAGTCTTTCATTGTTTCGGATTCATTATTCATATTCGCATTTCCTTAGTTTTCGGATCTATTCGGTTGGTTGATGGAACGGCTGGTGGTATTCGCACTACGTTCACTATCGATGGCGTTGTCTAAACATTCCTCAACACAATCCCCGTATACATGTTGACTTGGTATGCTGAATAAACAGAAGTAATAACGATGGTTAGTATCTTGGGGGCTGATTTTATCAATACTTACAGCGTTGCGGTTCATGAAGTCTAAATAATCGTAATGGGTATATTTAGGTTGATAATCCAGTAAAGCAGATTGATGTAACCTTTCGCGCATCACCTTAGATTCATCGTAAGAAGCAAACATCGATAGGCTGGCCCGTATTGCACACATTTCAGTTTTGGTCATAAATATATAGTCTCATTTATTAGTTCTCACTGATTATAATTTACACCACCCATAAAATCAAATTTTACTTTACACGTAACAACATGACAAAGTGTCACTATATGACAAAGTGTCATACTATGGTAAAAAATAGTACCCGTCCTGATTTACGTCCTGATTTTGCATTTTTTACTTGGACGGCTGAAACGTAGGCCACACAAGGGCTGCAGGGGAGTTGCGAAAAGTGCCGTCCTGGTTTGAACGGGATTGCGGGACGGCTGGATCGTACTAACCACGCGGCCTGTAGACCATCCGTCCTAAAATATTATATTATGACCCCCAAAAGTATTTGAAACAAGGATATATAGTATATAAATAAAAAGGGTACGACAAAGTGTCATATTGGTTAAAATGACCATAAACAGAAAATACCCTTTTTAAAAAGTTTAGGGGGTGTAATATTATATTTTAGGACGGATGCTCTGTAAGCCACGCCATATAAGGGTTTCAGCCGTCCCGCTGTCCCGTTCAAACCAGGACGTACTTTTTGAAGATGCTCTGTAAGCCACGCCATATAAGGGTTTCAGCCGTCCAAGTAAATCAGGACGAAATCAGGACGGATGGTTAAAAAAGCGGGACGGGGATTATTTTTTACCGTATTACGATATTATTGCGAAATTGATATAAAAAGCTTATTATTTAAGCGCGTTAACGTTAACTAACTTAAATAGGAATATCCCATGGGTGATAAATTGCAAGACCACGAATTGAAAGTAGAACACAAGAACGGAAAAGTGATGGTTATCAGTAAGAAGCTTTTTCATGAATCACCGGATGATTGGAAGTTGTTAGAAGGTGAACCAGGCGAAGCACCAGAACAGTCACAATTTGTTCAAGCTGAGAAGCCAAAAGATAAACAGGCCGAAGGTGGAACGGTAAATAAAGAAGATGTACCACCAGCAAAGGCCAAAAAAATAGCACCACCTAAGATTTAATCTATTATGACTAAGAAGCTTTGCACGTCAGCTAGATGTAATACTATCGTTGAACATAATAATGATGGTTCTAGTCCTCGATGTGCAAAGCATCAACTCAGTACCGCACCACGTAAACGCTATGAACATCATTATGATGACCAGGGGCGTAACATCTATAAAACCGCACGTTGGAAACGAACCCGTAAAGCTAAGATAATGCTGAACCCTGTCTGTGAAATGTGTGATGAATACAATATGTCAAGACGGGCCACCGTAGTTGACCACATCGTTGAAATTAAAGATGGTGGCGATCCTTTCGATATGGACAACCTGCAGTCATTATGCGATATGCACCACAACAAGAAAACGGGCAAAGAAAAAAAGAAACGTAATACGAAAGAATCTGAATACCCTTCCTTATCTAGTTTTAAATAACTCTGAAACTTGTGTTATGTATGATACTTATTTAGTATATATGTACGCCTAGACTTAGCGGTCGAAACTTGAATTGGTTATTCAATGGCGTACACCTTTAAACCTATAACCTACTAACCAAAGGCTATCCAAATGATCACCCAATCACACCTTAAATCAATTTTACATTACAACCCTGTTACTGGGAATTTTAGTTGGAAGAAAAATAATAAAATAGCAGGGTGGGTACATCACACATTGCATACTGATTACATTAGAATAAACATAGGTAAAAAGAAATACAGGGCACATAGACTTGCTTTTTTGTATATGACAGGTAAATTTCCAATTGGTGATGTTGACCATATTGATGCCGATGGTTTAAATAATAAATGGTGCAATTTAAGGTCTGTGTCACGTTCTACGAATAGAAGAAACTCCGCAATTAGTAACAATAATACATCTGGTATTACAGGTGTTAGTTGGAATAAAAAACTATCAGCTTGGGAAGTTAGATTATGTAGTAAGAGGGTGGGAATTACCAATAACTTATTTGAGGCGGCTTGTATAAGATTCTCTGCACAGAATAATGCCAAATATTTCACTGATAGGCATGGTAGATAATTTTCAAATGGCTACTACACCGGGTATTCTGAAATACTCTGAAACGCTACTACGGGGGATATTTTGGATTTGGCTTATATTACCTGGTTACCTGGTTACTTCGTAAATTATTTTTTTATTTCATCACCTGGTTACTTCGTTTGCCTGGAAAACTCTGAAACGCTACTAATCCCGGTATCCTGGATAACTCTCAAACGCTCCTACGGGGGATATTCTGAAAATCCCTTTAATACAGTTTTCCCTTCATAAAATCATAAGTCTATGATTTATAACGCTTTTTTGTGTCAATTTTATAACTCTGAAACGATCGTAATGGGGTTATTTTGAAAAACCTGTTTATAGCTAAAATCACTAAGTATATGATTTATAACGGTTTTTTACTGTTTCAATCGCTTGGCTTTTTTTCGGCTAAAAAAAATTTGCCGGTTTTATTGACTTGTAGCCTGTTTAATCGAATTCAGTTGATACCGTTTAATCGAATAACCGTTTAATCGAATAACCGTTTAATCGAATAACCGTTTAATCGAATAACCGTTTAATCGATGAATGATTTTAATTTGTTGCTTATATAGAAAGAATGACAAAATGGCGGGCATAGACAGTAAGGCATTTAATTTGACTTATTTTTATATAAAGTGACAAAAAGGCTTGTATTGTGTGATTTTGTCTTTATACTGCGGGTATTGAATAAAACAACGGACAGGAAACAATATGTTAAAAGGTAAATTTAAACTAAACAGTATTGAGCAGATTAAACAGCTTGTATTAAAAGGCGAATCTATTTTCTATCGTTCTAATGGTTATCAAGTAGTTCAAAATAAATTAACTAATCAATTTTTAGTTAAGTGTTTATTTAACGGTTATTGTGTCGGGTTAACCGATGAATATAACCCTGATGATTTTTATATGATAAAGGCGCATTAATTATGGAATTTGAATATAAAAAGTTTACGGTTTCAATTATAAAAAATAGCAATGCTAGTTTTTACAGTATTACGCAACATGGTATTGAATTCAAAAGAGATACGGCACCAACAAGCGATATTGAAAACAAAGCAAAATTAGCTGTTGAGTATTTGTTATACCGTCCGTTTAATGTATTTGAAAATAAATATTATGTAATTTTGTTTTATCCTTGTCCAATAACACAAGGCGCGTTTGAAGTGAGATCAAAATACAAAAATGAAAGAATATTAAAATTTAGGACAGATAGTAAACAAGAAGCGGGCGCACTTATTGGGGTAAATTTATGAAATTTAAACCACTGATTAAGATTAATTCTTATGTAATGCCTATTCACATAAACGGTTTTACAGTATCAAGCGATGGATTGCCAAATAAGGCAATTAAACAACGTGTAGCACGTTTAAAACGTGAATTATCAATCAACTTAAAAGCGAGTAAATAAATTATGACGGTAACAAATCAAATTTTAGTTAAATCGTACATTATCAGTGCAATTGATAATGACGGGTATGACAATTCAAAAGAGCTAAATACAATCAATGAAAAGCTTGTTTTTTTACATGAAACATTTATGAGTGAGTATGGCAAATGGAACTTACAAAAAACAGGCAGTTATACAAAATCATTAAAAGAATGGATCGCTGGTTTACCTTCTGTATTCAATATTGATTATGTAAATGATGAAATAATTAAAAAAGGGATTGAATTCAATTCACTAACTGAACAATCAACCGATAGCCAATGTTTAAAATACATCGAAAATTGGTTTCACATGATAGCAACAAAAACAACTCAATTATTACGTAGTGAGGGCATTATATAATGAAAACAATTTACGGATATAAAAATACAACTTCATCGGCTGGACGCGGTGAAAATTATGAAATTGATCAAAACGAGATTGATGTTATTAAATGTTGGTTCAATGTTTACGGTAACCCGTCTTACGTTTTTCACATGTCAAACGATGATACTTATTATTTAGTTGATGATTTTGGCGCAATGAATAAAATAAATCATTTGTCGCGTATTGTTGTAGCACGTAAAAAAGACATGTTTAAAAAATGGGGCGGGTTATAAAATGATTAACAACGACTATTTACCGCGACTATCGCAGCTTGGAAAACAACAAAAATTAGCAGTAAAAAGACGGTTTTTTGTACTGCTATGTTTAATGATTTTAGTTAGTTTATTGGAGTGTAATTTGTGAATAATTTATCTTTGAATGGTGTAGAACTTGAAACAATAGAAAGTCCTTTGTGGTTTCATTTAAAAGGACTTATGCAAACAGCTACCGGCTATGGTTCGAAATTGACAACACAGTATAAGGTTAAATATAACAATCGTTTATATCGCGTATATTGCCATTGTTATAGCAATTGCGGTTCGTTGTATATCATCGTTAAAGATAACCGTGTTTTTCTTAACTAATCACAAGAGGCATAAACAATGGCAACATTAACCGGTTATTCGATGGAAATTAAGCGCACAAAAAACAAGGCAACAAATAAAACGTTATATTATCTTAATTGTTGCGACCGTTTTACCCGTATAAGTTTGGCGCGATATGATGAAATAAGGGACCAATGTGATGGTGTATCTAATTTGTTTACTAAATCAAACAAAAAGCAAATTGAGCATTTTACAACGTGTGTTTATTACAATAAATAATTACAAGAGGCGTAAACAATGAAATCAAATGAATTTAAATCAAAAATGGTTTTAATCGGGTTAAATCAAAGCAAACTGGCTGAATCGTTACAAGTTAGCGATCGAACGGTCGCAAGATGGCTAAATGAAACTGTCATTCCAAAAATGGCTGTATTAGCGCTTGAGGCACTTGAGGCACGACATAAACTAGATAATCCAAACGATTACATATAAAACAGTTTAATCATCGAATAACCCGCAATTAAGCGGGTTTTTTTATGCCTTGTTTTTAGCCTCTTGGACAAAAAACACGTAAAATTTTTTTTGCCTCTTTTGTAGGTACCAAAAAAACACGTAAAATTTTTTTTTGCCCAAAAGATAGCCAAGAGGCTACCCATAGAGCCATGCTATCAGGCTACCCATAGAGCCATGCTATCAGGCTACCCATAGAGCCATGCTATCAGGCTACCCATAGAGCCATGCTATCAGGCTACCCATAGAGCCATGCTATCAGGCTACCCATAGAGCCCTGCTATCAGCCTACCCATAGAGCCCTGCTATCAGGCTACCCATAGAGCCATGCTATCAGGCTACCCATAGAGCCCTGCTATCAGCCTACCCATAGAGCCCTGCTATCAGGCAATTAACAGCGTCCAGGTAGCACTGTATACATATACAGTAGTACATATTAAGGTAAATAAAATACACATGACAAAGTGTCACATGACATTAAGTCATGTTAGGATAACTATCCTACGGTGGTCTACAGGCCGCGTCCTATATGGCCTGGGGGGGGAGGGTATGACAAAATGACATTTAGCTGGGTAT